TCAATATAACTTTTTGTCACTATCAAACCGATCTTTCCAGGTACCGTAATCAAATCCCAATTCAGGGATATCAAAGGAGAAGTAATAGTATTCAATCGGAGCCTGGATTGTTCGGTTTCTCCCTACCCATTCACCGATAATATCAAGCTGTTTACCCACCGCTTTATCAAGGTCAAAACTGCTAATCAATAAATCATTTGTAAGTGCACTCTGGTTCAATATATCGGTAACCGCTTCAAGCATTCTGACGTATTTTTTACCCTCCATGTGATACGCCGGGATCAGTTTCATATATTTGTTCATTTGAGCACCGTCACTATTTTTATATTTCCAGGTGAACAAGTCGGTGCTTCGTTAAAAGCTATGTTGATGTTCGCCGAGTTTGTTGTTGATGCTGTTTTACCTACCATCACAGATAGGACTTCATAGGTCTGGCTACCGTTTTTATTACACAAGTTTGCCGGAACAAACAGGCGGGTAACATATATCCCATCACCAATGTAAAGTGAGTTGATATAATCAGATATTTCTTTACGAATGCTATTCCCAATATCCGAGGTGTATCCGATAAAGGGTCTAATCTGAATTTCAACGTAGATTGGCACCAGCGTAGGGCGATAGAAGTTTATCGTTTTTTCATTGCCGGCAATGTCTGTGACAATTTCAGCCGTGGTGCCAAATGTCGGTATGCCCGGCGTTTTCTTTTTTAAGATGGTTTGAGCAATTTCTTTCGAGTCTCCACCATCAATCACAATGGCTATACTGTGTGCGGGTATGCCATTTTCATCAGTTTGATCTGTGTCGTTGTCATATCCCCGATAACGTGAGACGCCATGCAGATTGGCAATCGCACCAATTAATCCATCCATAATGGTTTGTGAAGGCAACGCGACTGAAACCGCCTGACGTATTCGCAGTTCTGCATCGGATTCAATTCCACGGCCAAGGGTGGCCGCAACCGGGTTTGTCACTGTTTGCCAACCCAAGGTTGGCGTCGCAATCTGATTAACCGTGTGCGGCAGTGCGCCAATCGCGCCAGTCTGTTGACATATGGCCGTCACAATTGCCTGTCCGTGTGTGTCGATAATCACTTCATCAGGGAGTGACCAGGTGTTTCCAGCGTCATCCCGCACGGAAGCGTTGCGAATAACGGTTCCGGCCCGACCAGTTATCAATACATCCACAGTCGAGTTACTGGGGCTTTTTCTGGTAATGCCATTGATTTTGACACTGCGGGAAAGTCCTTCACCTATCGCAGTTGTCGGGCTAAATGAGTTGTAGGAGGCAATGGTGGCATTGTTACAACCGTGAACAACGTACGCTATCAGCGACAGAAAAACCCCGTCTTTACTGTCAGATTCAACGTAAATATCGCTCCCGTAGATATCCCTGAATATCGCCTTCCAGCCATTTAAGATGGTTTGATAATCAGGCGCGTTGATCCCGTTTTTATCAATAGCAGGTAACATTGAGGTGATAATACTTTCATACATCAGCAGTTACTCCTGTCTGTCCATAAATCGTGTCAATCGTGGCGGTAATGGTGATTTTTCTTGTGCTGGGGTTTCTTTCACTACGGTAGTGGATAATTTCTGATACGCCCTGGGTTTGCAGTATTCGCTGTCTGATAATCAGGTCATAAAAACCCGATGTGCCTTTACCCAGTACTTTGCCGTAATCGGTTCCCTCCCGGTCATCAAGAAACCATTCGCCACTGCACAGCATCAAGCGGGTTTTTACCGCCTGCGCGACCGCTTCCGGTGAGTTGATAAGAAAACTCGCTTCTCCACGACCAAATACATAGTCGTTGTCAATTTCTCTTCTGTATCTCATTGCGGTTTCCTCGTGCTACCGCTACCGGTTTGTACACCACCGTGCGTATGGTTCATCAGGCTTATGCCACCTGCGGTCAGATCGTTGCTCACCGTAACCGGGCCTTGCAAGGTTGCTGTTCCACCACCCGATCCCATCCCTTGCGATAAGTTGCCATTAATGGTGACGTTGCCGTTTAGGGTGATTTCAGGTGAAGTGATTTCAGTACCGCCATGTGCAGTAACAATGAGTTTTGCCGGTGTGATCACGGTGACATTGTGGCTACCGGGATCGAGTTCGATATAAGCCGCGCCATCATCACTTCTTAGTTGCGCAGTGCTGGTACTGATGTCGGCTATTTTTTGTTGCTGGGATTGTGGGCCAATAATCGCAAATCCATCGGACAGGTTGTGTTGTCGGGGATCTACCGGTTCTTGTACGCCGCCAGATTGCCACCAGTAATCAATACAGCGATCAGCAAATACCACCAGGCATTCATCACCCGTTTTTACCGGGAACGTTAACGTCACACCTCCGCCCCTTGGAAATATGACCGGCACATCGACTAACAGCGGCAAGGATACGGATTCCAGTACGCCGTCTTTTTTCCTGATTTTCCATCTGATGGCGGGTTGGGCGGTTACTGTGACCGCGTCAGGGTTAAATGATTGAATAATGCAGGGCAAAGAGACATACAATCCGGCGCTAATGACCTCTTGCATAGAAAAAAAGACCGCTTCGGGTCTATTTAGTCGTTCATCAGTATTTATCATCAGGTGTTTGCCTTATCTTTATTGCTCATTAATTTTTTCAGCAATGTGTGATCGCTTTTAGCAACACACATCATCTCCATGTACCAGTCAGTTCCGCGGATGTCGCCGGAATAATTTACGCTGAAAACGATGTAATCACCGTCAGAATCCAATGCTGATGGTTGTTCTTTTGCATCTTTATGATTGTCAGATTTAGGTGTTTCATTGCCAGAAGGCTCAACCGGCTTGATTGAGCGGTTATCCAGTCTAATTAATGTGCCGGGGCCGATATTGGGATTGATTAAGCATTTAACGTTAATACCGGCATCGATGGTCTGTTCAGGCATACCAATCAGACCCGTTTTTAATGTGAGTACAACCGCCTCTGTCAGATATTTATTCCTAGGCACAATATGCAACTGGTTATCTTCGTAACGCCAGTTAGCATCACATTGCTTCGCTAGGTTAGAAACTTCATTACGGTGCATACCAAAAAGCACTTTTCCCCTAGGTGATGCCGATTTGCGAAATTCCGGGCGCAGACCTGCGGTAATGCCATATTTAGCAATATCACGCATGAGTAAATGGTCTAAGTCTGCTTGCGAATACCCAGCCGCAATGGTGGTATTTACTGTCGCGTAATTGTGTGGCTCATCCCCATCGGCAGCTTGAATAACAACACAGGTATCGGTTGCACTTTCTCTTTTCACATGTGTGTATTGGATTTGGCCTGAAAATATTTGCCCTGAATTCTCCTTGTAGCCCGCCACAAATTTAATTGTTTTAAACTCATTTCGGCGTAATTTATTACTGGTTTCGTCATTGAGGTTATATATCGTGAAAACACCCGTAGCCGGATAGGCGTGTTCAGCTCTGTTGATATTAAATATAATTTTCAAGTTTGATAAATCTACTTTTTCACCCTTTTCGTCTACAACGATAAGGTGGCATTCTCTTATCCATTGTTTTGACATAATTCACCTAATTAACAGAAACAAAAAACCCGCCGAAACGGGCAGATGTTGACAATTATTACTTGTTATTTTTCAGGAATTCTTTCACCTTATTCCAGTCTTCACTTAAAGGTATCTCAACCGAAGTATTCCCTTTTCCTGAAACCTCTATCTTTAATTCAATTTTATCATCACGTTTTATCTGCTTTAAAATAAGGCGTAGTTATAAGCACAACAATCATCATCTGGATTTTCATTCTTTGCTGGATATGAAGTCAGTTTTCCAGCAACCTTTCCATCTTTGGATATACTAACAGTAACAGAATAATTTGCTTCACTATATTTTACCTTCATTTTTACCAAATTAACTTACTACAAAGTATAATCTATCCTCCTTGCCAAGATTATTCCTATAAGGTTTCTGCTGATTTATATCGCCATAAAAGATTAATGAACCATTAAAACCAAGATGACAATATTGTTCAAGCAGATTAACCCCAAAAACCAGCGGCAAACCATTGACTATTGGCTCACTGTCCGGCGTCATAATATCCAGGATCCAACCCGCAATATCACGCCACATCAAACGCATTTTATAGTTAATTCCATTTAGTTGAACATCAAATTGCTGATTTTTAGGTGATAAAGGAATTTCTACAATCCCAGCCATTTTTTACCTCGATCTATAACAAAGTCAAGAATTCTTTGTGGTAATGACGGCTTCACCGTGACTTTGGTTCCGACATTAACCACAGGTGCAGTATCTCCAGAATGTTTCATATTTTCCGCCGGCGCGGTTTTATTCGACGATGTTTCAACAATCATAACTTCACGCAAAGTTAAAGTGACTGACAGAACGTTTTCACTGGTTTGATCCGTCGTAACACTTATATTTTGAATCAACATATTGTTGTATAAACGTTTCCCTGTCACAACATCAAAAGGTTTATATGATGATTTCAGATCAAGCAGCTGTTGATATACCGCACGCGGGTTGGTTCCCAGGCTCAACCCAGTAGAAATATCAAATACTTTTGTGGTATCCACAACATCAAGCAACGAACCGCCACCAGCAAAACCTAAGCTCATTGTCACTTCTGATGGCGAATCATAAGCATGATCACTGATTGTCGCCCCTTGCTGGACCGGGTGATCTGTTATATTAGATGTATCTGTATGGGTTTCTGAAATAACAACACTCGGTACAATGACACCTATTTTTCTCGTTTGCTGAGAAAACATGACTGATAATATATCCATTGTTATCTCACCTGTGTTTGCATATTTCGCAGTAGCATACTGTGAGTGCGTTCTACCGTTTCCCCAGTCAGTCTTGCCGCTTCTCTGGGGGATTCAACGCCGTTAACCTCAATATGATAATTGACTTCTCCTATCCCCTTCATATTATTACCCGTTGGTATTGGCATATGCAGTAATAAATGAGGAGTAAATCCCTGATGATTGATCATATTGGTGATATTTGTCACCGCACCGCTGATCATTCGGCGATCAATCGAAATATTTTTCAAAGAATGAACGATATTATTCAGATGCCCAACCAGTTTTGAGGGTTTATTCACTGGCGGTGGCACTCCAGTAATTGCCGCCCTGATAAGTTCGGGTGAATAAGGATTACCACCACTTTCCACTACCATCATGCTATCAATCAGCCTTTGCATCACATCAGGATCGGTGAGATCAATGAATGCATTCTTAGAAACTCCCATCATTTTAGACACGTTGGCGATATAAGTTTCCGTCTTATTGCCATCTTTTGATGGTGCCCATGTTGGGATAATACTTGCAATAGTCTGTAGTTTTTTTCCGGTAGTTTGACCACGAAAATAACGTCTCAACTGATGGGCTGTACCTTTTAATCCACTGTATGCATCTGGATACTTAGCAAATCTGGGTTTTGGGCTATTTTCAAGTACTGCCCCTGTCTGATGTGCAAAGTTCATATTTAATGGATTATTATTCCGTACCCTTCTGGAAGACATTATTTTCTTCAGTTTTGCCCCTGTAAGCTCACTGTTAAAAACGTTCATCGGCTGGTTAGCTGTAGCCATTAAACCAGGATGAGCATCATGCTGTTTAGCAACATCAGTCTTAAGATGATTTTTATTTAGTGGCTTATTCTTTCGTTTCTTTTTCGTTTTACTTGATTGATCTGATACTTTACCAGGAATACCATCAGTAACTATTGGGCGGTGTCCTTTGTTGATTATGGTTTTCCTGATATCAAGTTGTTCCTGGTATTTTTCATACTTATCTTTGCTGAAAAACGGTGTCCAGTCAGAAGCAATATAGAACCCATGAGTTGACATCCAGCCATTAAGTTGATCAGACGTTATAAATGGTTTTTTATTCGCTTCATGCTCTCTTTTCCGCCGCATTAGAGTTTCACCCACGTTTTCGTGATTTCTTTTTGCTTCTTCCTGCAATGCATTTAACCGATTATTAAAATCAAAGAGTATACCCAGAGTGATTTTTCTTCCCGTGAATTTCCACAATTCATTCAGTGTCGCCAATAAACCTTTCGCTGAGATTTCCCCTTTGTCTAGCCATTTGACTAATTCCTCAACTGCATTAAATATATCATCATTATCAAGTATGCCCGTGGATTGACCAGCACAATCCATTGGTTTTTTTAATAACTGTTCACTCATCAATGAGACCAAAGAAGCCGTATTACAATGGTTGCTATTTGCATCACTGGCCTGAATGCCCATGTTGGGCAAAAGCTCCTCAATATTTCTGCCAGCCAGGCTGACACCACTATCAATAGGTTTAATTTTTTCAGTCGTGACGCCTATTTTCTGCAATTGCCCACCGAGCTTATCCAGGCCGTTAGCGATTTGAGTGATAAAATTAACTACAGCTAATGTTACGTTTTCAATTTCCGCCCGCATTTTGAGAATGTTAGCCGTGACCTCAGTGATAACAGCCATAAATTTACGCTGTCCGGCCTCGTCAACATCAAACCTCAGTGATCCCAAGAAATCCTTCATTGTTTCAGCGTTATTACTCACTTCGCCACCTCTCTATCATGGCCTCATTTTCTGATTTAACGTCGAGGGCATCATTCATTAGTGCAATATCAGCCAGGTCAAGAACGCCATCTTTCAAAGATTCATAACGGCACATACCCGCAATGACCGGGCGTAACAGGTAATCGCGCCCTTCCGGCAGGGTTTCAAAATTTAAGCTGGATTGCCCTGGGATTACATTGCGCTCTCTAATGGGGCGGGAAAAAAATTTCCCAGTGAGTCTCTGATAATAAAGCCCACAATTTTCAGCAGCTCTAAGCCATTAATGTCATCGAACATCAATACCTGACCATTAGATTCATAAATTTTGCTCCAGATACCATTCTGTTCACGGGAAACTATTGATAAGCAAATATCATTAATTTCATATCGGTTGGATTTTCCCAGCGCATTGATTGATTCAATCAAATAAGGAATGAATTCTTCAAAACCCGCCGCGCCCTCATTATTGCTGTCTGTAACAATCTTTTTCATGAGTGGTCCAAGTGCCGGAATAGCTGGCACCAAAGCCACCGCCAGATCCTGTTGCTGAAAAGCGTTCAATTTGCCACCGCGATATTTTTTGCCGTCAATTTCAAATTCCATGATCACCTCTTAAAACCTATCCGCAAAATCGCTCAAACCACCAGTACATAAGTCCAATACGGGTTGGCTTGAGCGTAGTTTCAACGTCTATGAAATCAGCTGGTTAGAATGTTCCTAACATTATGTCGATTTTTCCGCAATCAAATACCCAGGCAACGGTACTGCCGGCTTTAGCATTCTGTAAATCCGGCTGCTTCTGAAATGCGACAGAACGGGCAACTGCCGTATCGTTACTCTGTTTATTACGGATCACAATCACGTTATTGCCCCATGCTGCCGATGAAAGCGATTGGGTACTCAACATAGCGTTCAGTTTGGCGTTGACCGGGCTGGTTTTGAGTAAATTGACAGTGATCGTGCCAGATTTGGTCGCGTGCAATGAATGCATCACTTCACCATCTGCACCGGTGGTCATGGTGTTTTTACTTTCTGACATCGTGACGGTAATGCCCTCATCAGAGAGGGCCGCGCCGTTACCAAGATCAAAAGAACCACCCACTCCGGTAATAGACGCGGAGACATCAAGAAAAGAATATGTAGCCATTTTCAACCCTTATCTGTTTACATTAATAATGACATCAGCGTAGTGAACAGCCCCGGCTAATTTGATAGCACACTGGATAACCGGTGCTTTTCTGGCTTCCCTATCAGCCTGCGCTTGTGTCGCAATAGGCGGGGCGTAAACGTAATAACCTTTTGTCAACGTTGCACCACTATTTAGTGCTCCAATGGGATCACCGCCCCAGACACCGTGAGCGATCAATCCATTAGTCACCGCCTGATCAAGTGACTGCTCAACATTGGTAATTAAGCGTGTAACCCCTTCATCAGTCTGGGGGATCTTGCTGGTACTGGTGTAAAGCAAGTTATAAAGATTATTCTGAACGTAGTTCTGCAACCAATCCAGGCCGTGGCGCTCATCAATAAAATCCCCGTTTGCCATCACCCCTTCCTGAATAATGGCCGTGTCGTTGTTGTATTTGACAAAAACGTTGCCGTTTTTCTTCTTCAAGGCGTTAGCCTGGGTGGCAGTCAGGTTTTCAGCGGTTACAGCGGGCTCCTGCTTGAATTTCAAGGTAATGGTGGTGTTATTGCCGTTGAAATTCACCGTAAACATCCGCCCCATCAAAGAAGCAACGGTATACGGTTTACCGGATGAATATTGCCAGAGCGTGCGCTGATAGTTTCCCCCTGTCAGTTTTGAACCGATATCGGTATCAACATCAGCCGTCAATGCATCTGTTTTTTGTACTGTATGCCCATAGATACGAGAAACCGACGCGGATTCAATGTAGTTAGCAACAGACAAAACATCTTCATCTGTCAGCGTATCATCAGCGATAACCAACCCGTACCAACCACTGGACACCGCCCCCAGTGTCGCTACCGCCTCAGCAATCGTTTCTGCTTTAGTCGGTTCGATAACCGTAGCACCCGATCCTTCGTCCAGTTTTAGCAAGTCACCAATATAAGTTCCAATCGTCGCCGGTAAGATATAACCCATAATGCCCGATGCATTCTGAGCGATAGTGAAACGTGAAGATGCCATGTCATATGTAACTGAACAATCTTTCAATTTGTCCTCTACCCGTTGGGCGACGCCATTAAGATTGGTCTCTTTACTAAAATCAAGGTCGCTGCATATCACCTCTTTGCCGTTAATCATCAATTTAAAAGAGCCATCCGTGATGGCAGTAAACTTATTGATCACCTGCTGTTGCTTGGTCAGTACTGCACTCTGCAAAGAGGAGATAACATTGTCTTTAGCCCATCGGCCGATATATAAATCAACCGGGCGAGGTGACTGGGAGTAATAAAGCGCTGCGGCCTGATATTCTGGTGAAGTCAGTCCAAAATCAGTACCGACACCATCAATGTCAGAATACAAACGGAAACGCTCGTGAGTGTTGATCACATTGCTTGCGCCGACTATCAGTAACGCACCAAAGTTCCGGGACTGAGCCGCATGAGGAGCCATATTCAACGTGACATTGATAATGTTTGAAACAGGTAAACCCTGCATAATTTAATCTCCAAAGAATTTTACAGGCGCTTCCACCAGTGATTTCACACTGTATTCACGCACTACTTTTCGCCGCAAGGTGATCGTCATGTCATAACGACGCACCCACTGGTTATTGATGAGTTTCGGTAAAGAAGTCAGTTGGCTGGATTTGTCTACTGAAAGACCGAAACGTCCCAATTCGTCATTGTTCTGACTGACCTCCAGCCCATCACGAAAACGGGTACCGAACCGCTGGCAGTTCGGGCCATAAAATGAAACTAAACATTCGATTTCTTCATGACGCCATAATTCCGTACTTTCTTCGGTCTGGTTCTCAAAAACAGGTGTAGCATCCGAAATAAAGCCCGTAATACCAAAGTCACACCCGTCATCATCCGTCGGTAACGGTGGCGATTGTCCGGATGTCCATCGGGGACGCACTTTATCGTCAGGCAAACCAGAAACACCACTCACCCAGCAACTTAGTGTGTGCTCCAGTTCCTTATCGTACTCAGGCCCAGAAGTGACAGGCGTTAACCAACCAGCTTTATCACTACCGTTGCTCATCAAAAACACCTCCATCAAACAGCAATAACTCACCATGTGCCTGAGTAAACCAAGCAATACAGGCTTCGTTCCCAGTAGCGGGTTATGATTGATTTAACAGGGATACCGACCGCAAAAATAAGGAAATAGGCGTGAGCGATTCGCGGTGGCAAATACGAAAAAGGCCGCAACAAAGTGCGGCCTCACAATTATTATTTAAATTTTTACTTCTATCGGTACGTAACAGCAGATACGGCAAAAGCCGAATGAAATAAGCCCCGATAAGAATATCGGGGCTTATTAGCTTTAGCGCTTATTCGCAACTTTAACTGATTAGTACACTACCATAGCTTTTTGCGTACGCGTAAGCTTTTTGTGCTCTCGTATTTCATCATCCATTTCTAACTTAATATCGAGCATAGCCAGACATCCCTGTACAAAACTTTCTCCCTTTTGTAACCGGGAACGCACTTCAATATCCGATACTTCAAGTAAACGCGCTATAGACCGTTTGGAAAGCCCTAAAGCGTAGTACATAAATAAAACTTCAATTTCTTCAGACTTATCTACCGTTTGTAGCTTTGCGATACAAGCATCAATGATCAAACCGTCGTTATCACAGCAGGAAGGACGCAATGGACGAGTTGACGTAATTAGCCCTTTAAATCCAGCAGCGATTGGTGGCCAATTGATACCTGTGTCATCATCAACCCAACCGCCCCAACGCTCTAAAACTTGTTGAATATTGCGCATACATTTTGACCTTTTAACTTTTAGTAACAAATAGTAGTAAAAATTATTTTCGGAATGGTCTCATGCATCCATGCATTCGGTATTATAACAAATTTCTCATTCTCTATTTCTGTGTTTCTTTGTTGCTTAACTACATCGTTTAAATACATCTTCTTACTGAGTCTATTAAATGAAAACACTAAAAAATCCTATTCCGATCAGGCTTAACTTTAGAAGTAAACTCATAATATCGTTGTTGTTCCATATAGCCACAAGGTGTTTTTCTTCCTCATCTAAATATTTTTTATTTCACTTTATAGGCTTCTTTTAAGCCTCTAATATATCTTCTTTGAAAACACTCGACACCTAAAACAACACGAATTTTCTTTATTGCTTCTCGAAAACTTTCAAACAACAT